TGAAAGAAGCATTAGGTATCGAGTAAAAGGATAGGGTAGTGCTTCTACCCTTCCATTGTCTAATTTTATAAATCAGAAAAGAAATGAAGAATTTTATTTTTGCCATGTGTGGCTTTTTAATGATGTCTTTGGTTTCGTTGAGCGTGCAGGCATCAAGTGTGGAATCTCCTAAGTGTGAATACGTGAATCCATCGGTTGATGTTGGTCTGCCGGATATTCAGTTTATCACTTTGGAAACGGCTCCGGCTGATTGTGTTGTACTGACCATGACGCATCCCATGTTTTTGGTTGCAAATAACCCGGCTATGATGTGTTCGATAAAAGAGGGAATGGCTATTCAAGGGGTACGAATTAATGTTCCCAAATGTCCGTTCAGATACATCTATAAATCTAAACATTGTACGCATTATAGCTATACCGCATATAGTAAACTGATTACACCATATTGAATGATATCAGCCATGAGTAACAAGGAGTTTGTATTAAGCGTATTTGATAAGAACACCCCGTCTAATCTTGTAGTTGAAAATATACTTTCAAGAACGGGATTGGATGGTGAAGAACCTTTTGCCGAGGAAAATCGGGCAAGATTAGAGGTCGCTTGTGCAAAGCAAATTCCGTGGATGATACAAAATCCATCTTCGGTCAGCGAAAGCGGATTTTCTGTGTCTTGGTCTAATTATGTTGATAGCCTAATGAAATTGTACTCATGGCTGTGCAAACAGTACGGTTTGAAAGACGAACTGAGTAACAAACCTAAAGTGACTTTCTTATGATATTCGCTCCCCACATATTGCAAGTTAAGGTTATCACCCCGATGGATAAGGATGAGTTCGGAAGACCTATTCCCGGTACCGGTGGTGAAAGCTGGCAGGAGGTGTGCAAATGCCGTTGTGATGATGTGAGCGCGGAAAAGAAAGTATCTATCAATGGTGCTTTGTATGATTTCAAGTACAAGGTAGTCTTTGACAAGCCGTCAAAGGTTGAAGCAGGTGCAGAGATTCGTTGTTTGAATGTCGATGGAAGCATAAGAGGTGAAGGAGTTGCTAAAAGCCCTTTGGAAACAAACTATTTTTCCTACAGAGTAATATGGTTGGAATAGATGCAGACTTTTCGGATGTTGACCAGTTCTTTGAGGACGGAACAAGCGAAGTCGTTGCTGGCATGAAAGAAGAGGGAGAGGCATTTGTTGAAGATGCAAAAGCTACCGGAAACTATCAAGACCACACAAAACATTTGAGAGAATCGAATGATTATGAGGTTAATGAAGATGGCTTAATTCTGAAAAACGAAGCTGATTATGCTTCATTCGTGGAATCCAAAGGATTTGAAGTTGCAGGAAGTGCAGCGATAAGGACAGAAAAAAGATTGAAAGATAGATTTGAACGATGATAGTAACCACCGACATAGGAAACATCCTCTACCGGGACTGCAAGATTTTCGGAATAGACATAGTACCAGCAGGAGAAACGCTGACGGGTGAATTGAAGTCCGAAAGGATTGTCATCCACACGAAGAAACAACAGACGGGAACTTATTGGAAGAAATCTTTCGCAGAAGTGAATCTATGTGTACCCAATTTAAGCGAGAATGAAGCGAACACAATCCGGCTTAACGAACTTGAAAGAAAGGCTGACAAGCTGTTTGATGATGTAGTAAGCACCTATGATGGTATGACATATCGTTACTCTATTGATTCTATCGGTACAGAAGCGGACACAGCTTTGAAGTGTCATTATGTGAATGTGAGAATTTTGTTTAATGTATTAAATGTAAAATGATATGATTACAGCAGTAGAAATTGACGAACTGTATTATGCAGAACCGATTAAAACGGTTACTACTCCAGCTGCCGGATTAACAGGCGCAGAAGTAGCCACCATCTTGAAAAACGCAGCAACGAAGCGGGTCAAGAATGTGCATGGTGACACGTATCAATACGAAGAAGCAGAGGCAAGTGTAACTCGTTACAAAAACGCTTTGACTGGTGAGTACTACCGGGAAACGTCTGAACCGGGTGAGGTGAAAATCAACTTCACCATTGGTGAGTATGATTATGCTACAAAGGCTGATTTACAATGTGGAATAATGGTAATGCCATATTCAAAATAACAAAAGAGTAACAAAAGAATATAAATATACTATATATCAATATATTACATTCATTTATCATTTTCTGTTGTTACTTCATTTTTCCCTTCTTCACCCTTGTTTCTTGTTACTTCTGTTACTCGTTTGTTACTCAAAAACAAAAATATTTTCTATCTTTGCTACTGTATCAAACAAGAAGTAACCATGAGCAAAGAAGTGAAAATAAAGGAGCCAATCCGTATCAGAACCAAGAAATTGAACAACGGAAACGAATCTATTTACTTGGACATCTATGTAGATGGAAAAAGAAACTATGAATTTCTAAAACTCTATCTTGTTCCAGAAAAAGACCGTGCAGCCAAGAACCGTAATGCAGAAACCATGAAATTGGCAAATGCCATCAAAGCGCAAAAAATCGTTGAAATACAAAATAACCGCTATGGCTTCAGCAACAGTAAAAATAAGTC